GTCCCAATTCACTTTATCCAAGTTCTTTTCCAATAGATGAATCGCATTTGGATTTTGAGACAACTGACACCAATCCACTTTATCCATGTTCTTTTCCAAGATAGGAATCACATTTGGATTGTAAGACAACATAGACCAATCCACTTTATCCAAGTTCTTTTCCAAGATAGGAATCGCATTTGGATTGCCAGACAATCCATACCAATCCAGATTATAAAACGGAATCCATTCGCGCAACTTCATAAAGTGGGTTCCACTATTTGACGTTATCGTCATTTTAGTGTTATTATGATATAGATTAATGGGCGATTATTATAATCAATTTTTTGGAGATTGTGAGATGATTGTAAAAAAATATGTACATATTGTATTTTATATCACTTATCCTTTTTCTAACTGTCATTCATTTGACTAGACTTGTTCATTCTTCTTTTGTAACAAAAAATCAATCTCCAATAATCTATTAAACTTTGATACGCGTTCTCCACGACAAGGAGAACCTATTTTTACATATTTAGCACCTATTCCCACGGCAATATCTACTAAATAAGCATGATTCGTCTCTCCGGACCGATGTGAAACTATGACGTCCATATTGTTTTCAAACATCATATGTGCTCCGACAATCGACTCTGATATAGTTCCTATCTGATTCACCTTTAATAACAATGTATTAGCCCATTTTTCGACCAGACCCTGCTTTATTATTTTCGGATTAGAAGTAAACAAATCGTCTCCTACTATCATTATGTCATTAGAAAATAACTCTGTAAAATTCTTCCAGGCATCATAATCTGTTTCATGAAATGCGTCTTCCATACTTTTTATTCCAGGATGTTGTACTAACATATTTTTGTAATACTCAATCAAATCATCACTATTCAAATATTTATCGGACTCCACATTGTATAATCTTGTTTCCGTATTATAAAACTCGCTTGCAGCGCAATCTAAAGCCATATATACATCTTTTCCAATTTCATATCCGCACGTTTTAATTGCCTTTTCGATTGTTTCTAATGCTTCCAAAGTAGAATAAATGGGGGGACAAAACCCGCCTTCATCACCTATGGCGCATGCGGTATCTCCATAGGTTTCGATTAATTGTTTTCGCAAAGTTTGATATACTTTATAAATCATTTCAACTTGTTTTCCAGTGGCATATTTCTCATCAATAAATATCATGAACTCTTGTATCTTTAAATGACCTGTAGCACTATGTTTTCCTCCATTAATTATATTTACGAGGGGAATAGGGAGGGAAACTTGATTTACATCTACCTTGTAGGTTTCTGCGAAATATTCATACATTTCTACCTGCTTCATCTTGGAAATAGTATCAGCCATACAAAAACTAGTCGCAGTAATGGTATTACCACCAATATTCTCCTTATTATCACTTGTATCTAGTTGAACTAACTGTTGATCCAGACTTTGTAAATCTGTTATGGTCGTATCATTCAATATTAATCTATTATTTATTTCACTCAATTTTGAAACTGCGTTGAATACTGACTTGCCGTTATATAATTCCTGATTGTTATCTCTTAATTCTAACATTTCATTGGACCCGCATGATGCCCCACTAGGACAAGACCCTGAACCAATATATCGCTTGTTCGATTTATCATAACATTTGACTTCTAATGTAGGATGGCCACGACTATCTAATATTTGATATCCGTGAAACTCGTAAGAATTCTCTGTCTTATAGGTTTTTCCGACAAGGTCTACAAATAATGGGATTCCTGTAGATATTTCAAATTGTTCCACATCATTTATAGTTTTTATTCCTAAATGAACAAAAAGGGCTCGTAGAGTATTTCCATGTGAGACAATCAATACATTTTTGTCTTCCTTTAATAAAGATGATATCACATTATCATAGTAAGGTTGAACTCTATTATGAACATCTTGTAGACTTTCTCCTTCGGGAGGTCTATCAGTATATCCGCGTCTCCATTTATAAACCTGGTCATCTCCATATTCCTTTTTGAGTTCATCCTTGTTTTTTCCAGTTAAGGAGCCATAATCTCTTTCATTCAGCGCTTCATTAGATACCAGCTTGTAAGAATCTAGATCTCGATATGATTGTATATAGCTTGAGGTTTCTTTTGTTCTGATCAGTTCGCTAGTAAAGATATAATCAAACTTGTAATCTTGTAATATTTCGCCACATTTTTTTGCTTGTTCAATACCTTCTTCGCTTAGCGAAACATCATGCCATCCAGTGAATCTATTAGATTTATTCCACTCTGATTGTCCGTGTCTTAATACAACTAAAACCATAATAATATATTACTAATCAATATATTATTTTTTGTTTTTTTACTTATTTTACTTATTTTACTTATTTACCAATATTTATTATCGTCTTTAATGCCGAATCTGGTGTTACTGATATAGAATCAATTCCTTCCTTAATCAAAAAATCACAGAACTCTGTACTATCGGATGGTTGTTGTCCACAAAATCCTACCTTGACACCATGGTCCTTATATGTTTTGATTGCCATACTTATCATACGTCTATAACTTAGGTTTTCATCGCTTGATAAATGTGTTATTTTCTCACTATCTCGATCTACTCCTAATGTTAATTGTAATAGGTCATTGCCACCGATTGATATACCATCAATCATCGGACTGAAACAATCAGCTTCTATTACATTTGAAGGGATTTCGCACATTAGATATACTTGTAATCCGTTTTCTCCTCTTTGTAATCCATATTCCTTCATTTTATCCAAAACGAGCTGACATTCTTTGGGAGTACGACAAAATGGAATCATTACGACAATATTTGACATTTTCATTTTATTGCGCGCATATTGAATAGCCTGACATTCTAACTCAAATCCTTTTTCGTATTCGGGTGAGTAATATCTTGAAGCACCACGCCATCCTATCATAGGATTTTCTTCATTCGGTTCATATAGTTCGCCTCCTATTAAGTTTCTATATTCATTGGACTTAAAATCGGACAATCTCACAATAACATTGTTAGGATAAAATGCACTGGCAATTTTAGATATACCGCGAGCAAGTCGTTTAATAAAATACCATTTTCCATTGTGATGGTCTGACCCCAATATATCATATATTTTCTCTCTAACATCTGTCCTAATTTTAGGATAATCGCATAATGCTAATGGATGTATTTTTATATAATTACTCACAATGAACTCAAGTCTCGCCAAACCAACACCACTATTTGGAATCATAGAACTCGTAAAACTATTCTCAGGATTTCCTACATTCATCATTAACTTTATAGGTAAGTTTAGGTCAGTGTTCACATCTAAAGACTCGATATCATATTTCAAGAGTCCTTTGTATATATTTCCTGTTTCTCCTTCAGAACAAGAGATAGTTAGTTCTGTATCATTTGTTAATAGGTCAGTAGCATTTCCACATCCTACTACGGCATTTAATCCCAATTCTCTAGCAACTATTGCTGCATGACATGTTCGTCCTCCTTTGTTTGTAATAATACCTGACGATATTTTCATTATAGGTTCCCAATCTGGGGTTGTCATATCTGTGACTAAAATGTCGCCACGATTAAACTCCTTATAGTCTAGAATAGATGTCATCACCCGAACTTTTCCTGTACTTATCTTATCTCCCACCGCTACACCTTTTACTAGTATGTCAGATTTTTCTCTCAATATATATTTAATCAACTTCATGTTTGAAGTATTATTGTTGCTATGAACTGTTTCTGGGCGTGTTTGAATAATATATATTTTATGGTCTGTGCCATCTATTGCCCATTCTACATCAACGCCTATTGATTTTTTAAACATTTTAGAATAACTCTCCTCTAATAATAATACATATCTACCCAATGCTATTGACTGGCTATTATTAATACTATATGTAGTTTTTTCCATATTATTTGTCGGAACTTCAATTACACCAGTATCTCCATAAACAATCTTGGTTTGTTTATCACCTTTATTTTTCGTTAAAATAGGGTCACCATCTATATCTCTAAGAACACGCTTATCTAATATGACTTCATCTGGTTTGACCCCACCTGATACTACAAGCTCACCCAGTCCATAAGCTGAATTAATTACTATCGCTTTATTATAACCGGTTTCAGGGTCAATTGAAAAGGCAACACCAGCAGACCCTATATCAGAACGTACCATTTTCTGTACTGCTACCGATATTTTTACATCTTCCAACTGAATATTATGTGTTTTTCGATACGATATAGCACGTGAATTAAATAATGACGCAAAACAACTTTTAACAGAATCAATTATTTCTTTGTCACCTTTGATATTTAAATATGTATCCTGTTGTCCAGCAAATGAGGCGTTTGGTAAATCTTCTGCTACAGCACTGGAACGGACGGCAACTTCTAAAAATTCAGTATTATATAATTCACATAAATCATGATAACTTTTTACGATACACTTCATATCTTCCTCATTCATTGTTCCATAGGTTACTAATTTTTTCAAGTTATTGGAACGTTCTTCTAGTTCAATTATATCTTCGACATTAATTTCAGACAGTGTCTTTTGAATAATATTTGTTAAATTATTTTCCTCAATGAATCTATCATATAACGTTGTAGTGACCGCATATCCATCAGCAATTTCAAAATTAATCATCTTGGCTAAATAATGTAATTCTCCTAGTGAACTACATTTCCCACCTACTAAATGTTTATTATTGTAAGAACAATCCTTAAACCATACTATTCCAGTTTCTTCTGAACTCATCCGTATAATATAGATTTCATATATAAAAAAACAGATATTTATACTAATTGATTTTCTATTGTTTTTCTTCTACAAATATTTCTAATCCAGGTAAATGTTTTCCTATGGCCTTAAGTTGAATATATTCTAATAATGCTCCTCCCCCAGTAGATACATAAATATGGCTTGTTATGCTATTATTATTAAACAATGATGCTGTTTCTCCACCACCGATGATCACATTTTTTTCTGTTTGGTAATTTAAGTATTCTACTAACTCTTGCGACCCTACTACATATCTGTCATCTTCAATTACACCCATCGACCCATTCCATAGCACAATATCACACTCATCAATCATTTTTTGTAGTTTTCTCATACTTTTCATACCTATATCATACATATTATAATCGGGGGTCATCTCTTGAAAATACTTTATATTCAAATCATCTAATGATTTATTACCATAACCATCTGACATTACTTCAACATTTTTATCATTTGATTTATATACTGATGCTATTCCACCCGCTACAAATATGTTTGTATTTGGAATCGTTTTTAAAGTATCAATTAATGGCATTTTATCTTTTATTTTATTTCCACCAACTATTCCCAATATTTTTTTGTTTCCTTGAAATAATACATTTATGTTGTCTATTTCATTCTTGATCAAATACCCGTAACCGTATGTTTTGTTCGATACCTTTACATCACAAATACTCATATGTTTTCTATGTACACATCCAAAAGCATCAGATATAAAAATATCTCCCAAATCTCGGTACATTTGAATAATATCTGATTCTTCTATTTGTTTCTTGTTCATTTTTGCGTACATTGTTTCTTCTGTATGAAAACGGAGATTTTCCAACAAATATATAGTTGGTTTAGTTGTTGATTTCAATATATCAAGAGAATCTTGAGAAATGCCATTTTCTAAAAAGACAACTTCCCGATCTAAATATTTCTCTAGTATTGGAACAATAACTTTCAGTGAAAATAAACTATCTTTTTGAACTGGTCTTCCAAAATGGGAAGTGAGTACGATATATCTTGGACCTTTATTTATCATGGATAGAATTGTGGGTATAGCTGATTGAACTCGAAACTCATCTGTAATTGTCCCTCGTTTCAAGGGAACATTAAAATCAAATCGAGCTACTACTTCTTTACCATTCATATTTATATTATCAATGTAAAAGGGGTCTTTACATTTTATGGTAGAATTACTTATTTTATTTTCATTATACATATTCATATATTCAACCATTCGGATAAGTTGAGCAGAATAAGACCATTCATTATCATACCATATCATTAATTTAATTTTTCCATTTCCCATATCTATGGATGATTTTACATCAAGAATGCTCGGAGTCGTTGTTGTTAAAAAATCACAACTCACTAGATTTTTTTTATTTAGCTTATATACTATATCATATAATTCATGTTTTTCTATTAATCTCTCAATATTATCAATTGTTACTGAAGTATTTGTTAATTCTATATTCAGATCAAGTAACGAACAATTGCTTACTGGTACTCTGACACTTGTTCCATGTATCTTTCCTTTCAATGATGGCAAAATATTTACTATAGACGAACTAGCACCAGTAGTATGTGGTATAATATTATTTAATATAGAACGATGAGTTCTGGAGTTTTTGCTAAGAATATCTACTGTTGTTTGTGAGGCAGTGGTAGCGTGTATAGTTGTGAAATTACATGATATAATACCATATTCATCATCCAACATTGTTAATATAGGCGCTAAACAATTTGTAGTACATGATGAACCCGAGATAATATTTTCTCCTGTATATCTATTTTCATTGGCTCCATAAATAAATGTGGTTGTATTATCTTTTGGTGGTGCACTCATTATTACATAATCAACATCATGGTCTTTACATTTGTCAGTGGTTAAATAACTTCCAGTAGCATCAATTATATGTGTACAACCATATTGTTTCCAAGGCAACTGCTTCGCATCTCTATTTGACAATATTTTTATTTTATGATGATTTATTCGAAAATAACTATCTGAAAAAATCTCTAGTTCGTATTTTTCTGTATATTTGTGCACACTATCATATGCAATATAATCCTCTAAATCATATGCAGTAAAGTTTATAGCGTTGATAGCCTTTATTGAAATAGTATTGCTCTTTAGTAATTGCATAAAAACACATTTTCCAATTCTTCCAAAGCCATTTATCCCTATCTCAATCATATTATAAAATATATTATATAATATACATGTTATAATATTTTCTTATAATTACGAATTACTATAATTCATACTGTTTTTTTTATTTGAAAAAAACGTTTAAACTTTTTTACACCATCTTTCGTATATCCATCTGACTTTCTAATAGGAACCATATTATATCTGTATACATGTAATATTTGTCTAATTAGATTAATCAATGGCCATTTTTGGTTTGTTTTTGCGTTGTTTTGTAGACTTGTTAGAGAGGATGAACTAAGTTTTTTTTTCAAATCAGAAATATCATCTTTTACACTATTATATTTGCTCTCATCTAGTAACATATCACGAGGTATAAACAATCCATCTATAGTATCAACATCCATACCAATAGTATTATTTACATTTTCGTTCGATATTTGTTTATCGGTAGTAGTATTTATCTCGTGAATAGAAGATAATGTTTGTAACCCTACCTTCAATAATATCCGTTTACTAATATCATCCATAGATTAGTTCAATATTTTTTTTCTATACATTTTACAAAAAAGTATATAAATATTTTTTTGTAATTAGATAAAAATGAACATTTCAGAGTTATTTTTAGATACATTCACAATTACTTACGATTTTTACCAATATGTAATTCAATATATTGAAGAAACCGAATTTATATATTAGGCGATATTTGATATTGTATATTTGCCTTCAGAATTGATAATACATTTTGAGATTACTCTAGGATTGGGGTTATTATTAATAATATCTTCTGTTTGATACACGTTGTTTTCTTTATCTATATACCACATAATTCCTTGAATATCCTGTACCCATAGTTCAACCTTTTGGGTTTTAATAGCATCCTCGTCTGTATTACTTATAATGCCATGAGGGACTCCTTTATTATGAGTTCCACAATAAGAGACGTCATTATCTTTACGACGTCTTGTACATTGTTCACCATTTGCGCGTTTTGCTATACATCTTTCACAACCAGGTACTACATTTTTTGTACGTTTTCTTTTTGTGAAGTCTTCCGTCTTAAATGTCAGCTGTTCATAATTAAATACAAACTCAATTAGCTTATGTTTTATTTCATCATCCATTTGAACATCTAATATTTTGTCTTTTACATTATTCTTTAAACTATTCAAGTAATCCCCAAGGGTTTTATTAATACGACGTTCCATGATAAGATTTACTGTTATTATTATATTATAGTATACGAATGATGCTATATCAATTTTTTATATCTGTTACTGAGTATATTAGAGAACCCACATTCAAACATTACTGTTTTCAATCTTGTAAAGATAAGTTTGATATGGGTAATACTACGGTTGATATAATCAAAAACACCAAAAAAGATATATATATTGTAAAATGGCTGATATCTATACCTAACAACTTAAAAATCTGTACAAATAAAAAAACCCCTGATAAAGCTATCAACGCATTCCTAACATTTATTATTTCCATAATTATACTATACTTATATTTATTTCTCAAAGATGTAAACATAAGTTATTTTATTCGATATACATTCGGCGAGATTCGGAGTTCTCTGTAAATGAACTATCTATCTTATGATACGATAATGGTATTTGAGAATCATAGTCTTTGATGATCCAGTAGGGTATACCATTATTTGATATAAACATACTATCATATGAACCATTCAATAATTCTTTTCTTTTCTCTAACGATTCATCTAATAATGATATATAATGAGTTTTCAAAAATATAGCAAATCGCACAATTCCATTTGGTCTATTATTAATATTATTATCACTAAACATGTCTATAGAATATTTATAATCTGTAAAATAATAATAAGACCCATTAGTTAATATTCCCTCATTATTCAATGGATTGCCAAATATAGAAATAAACTCCATCTTGTCACGTTTACATCCTATATAGCCTACCATTGGTACTTCATACCGTGTATTATCGTCTTCGTGTAAATAAACAAACTCCTCGTTCTTGAGGAAAAAATCTATGTTTCCGTTATCAATATCAAATCCACATACTTGTTTTTGGTTTACCATTTCATCTATTGTGACTAACCATAAGTCGTTTCGTTTAGTTAACAAATGACTTTCTATGCTAGATTCACTACAATCAAAAAATACATAATACTCATTATTAATATGTTGAAATCCTTTGTATATATATCGACTACTCTTCTTATAACATTTAAACATCATATCTAAAATGATTGTGGTTAATCTATAAATATCAATGTTACTACCTGGAAGAAATGAAAATCTAGGGAAACAAACTTTATTGGGGGTCTTATCATGATTTTCATCGTATTTAAACATCAAATATTGTAAGAAGGGAGTATTTGTTTGTGTATTTATTTGATATCCGCATACATGTATTGTTTTTTCACTGAGAGTATCGTCTGTAGATATATTATTATTTAAATGATAATTTAAATCTTGAAATAGATTATTGACCCCTTTGTATATTATTGTATTTTGTTCACATTCTAAAGATGTTATTTCATTATCATTTATAACTATTTGGTCTACTTCTTTATTCACATTTTCACTTTTAACTAACTCAAACAAGTTTTCTTTATCTTCATAAATCATTTTATTTAACGAATCGCGTAATTCAACATAATCGTGATTTAATTGTTCCTCACACTGTTTATAATAATCATCATCGTCTAACACTTCCATCTATGGCAATATATATTTATCATTTAAATATATATTTATATCATTTATCTACATTATTTATCCACATTATTTATCCACTTTACGTCGTATACTCTCCTTTACTTCTTCTGTTCTATTTTCCATAACAAACTTGGTTACTTCTTGGGCTTTATTAGGTGTGTCTTCAAAATAACTCTGGAGAATATTCATTAATGATTTACCATTCAATGCCTTTTTTACTTTATGTTTTTTATATATCAAAGCTCCACCATTTATATCAAAACAATCTATTTCATTGGTCTTCATTACATTCATTAAACCTTGAGTCAGATTTTTTTTCTTATTCCGTCGTTCCTTTATTTCATTTTGTAACATTGCGATCTCATTGTCTATTTGTATCCATTCCTTTATATTTGTTACTAATTCCTCTTTTGTCTCCATATACAACTATTAAACATTTTATTTTTATATGCTTATTCGTTTTGTATTTTTACACTATTGAAAGATTATAGTGTCTTTTGCACATTGTAGTATTCATAAATAATGTATTTCCACAACATTTACCTTTATTTTTACCAGTTTTCAATATACTATTACATGATTCTAATTCGCCGTTCTCTACATTCTCTACATTATCGTTCGCATCCGATGCGATATTAATAATTACATTTTCTAAATTATTCTGTTCTAATAACTTCATATTTTCTTCATCTTTAATCTTCTTTCTCATCATTTTACTATGAGTTTTACAATAATATTTGTGATTTTTTTGGAAATATTTTACATGAGTGTCATTACAATATATATTTTCAGTCGCATTGGTGTCATCTACTCCAGTTACATAGAAACAACATCCGGAAACATATTTATATTTCGGATTATAAAACATAGCAGACATCATTTCAGCTTCTTGATTGAAATAATTAATACCATGAATATTAGGTTTATCAACCATTGTAGGTAACAGTTTTTTTTGAATATTTCTACAATACGGACAACGTATTTCGTTGCTACGTAAAGGATATCTTTCCATTTTATTATATTTCATTTTATGATTATACACATCGTTATAGATTGCGTCATAATTAAACTTGTGTCCACATTCTAATTCTACATGTTCATTGTCTAATTTATCGTTCGTAATCAAACATAAATTATCTAAAAACACCGTTTCACAATCGTCATTTAATTCTTTATAAAAATCGATATTTCCTTCTATTAAATATTCATTCATTTACACATATATTCATTTAAATCTTTATATTTTTATCTTATTAATATAATAATGTCTCCAAATAAATGGGGGCCTCGTGTATGGTGTTTTCTACATACTTTAGCTGAAAAAATTAAAGATGAACATTTCAATATCGAAGGTCGTGAAATGATTACTTTTATAATTCGTATATGTAAAGTGTTGCCCTGTCCGGAATGTTCTCAACATGCCTCACAATTTTGGGGCAATGTCAATGTGAATGGTATTAGACATCGTGAAGATTTGATGAATCTAATACATATATTTCACAACATTGTAAACAAACGAAAAAATAAGGAAGTATTCAAAAAAGAACAACTGAGTGTTTATAAACATATTAATTTGATAAATGCGTACAATAACTTTGTAGCGGTTTATCATACAAAAGGAAATATGAAATTGTTGGGGGAAACATTTCAAAGACAAATGGTTTTAGGTCAATTAAAAAAATGGATACAACAAAATCATCATTGTTTTACGAAGTAGATGAACTGATTAGTTCCCCATTTTTATAAACAGAACACTTAAATTGCGTTTTTTTGGGCATATAACAAACATCTTTGTTTGATGACAATTCGTTGAAAAATAACCATTGTGGCTTACCTATTGCTATCAAGATAATGGGAATACATATTCCAAACAAAATGCCTCCAAATAGATTAGAAACCATCGAACTCCATTCGAGTGCTTTATAACACTGTTTACTATGACGATATAATATATCTATAACAATGATAAATAATAGCATTCCTATTAATACCCAGTTCACATTACTATACATTATCATTGGGAATAATAAGTAGAACAATGTAAACGTCATTGTATATAAGCTATACGTGCTATTAAAGCTGAGACCACCTAAATCACAATAATTATAAGTGGTTTGAGATTTACTACCTAGCATTAAAGTAAATGCCCATCGAATCAATATTACTATTAAAAACCCTAACAAATAAATGAATCCGGTAGCTGTTTGTGAGAATATAGATACCATGAAAATACAAAACGCGGTGATTAATGGTAATGATAGCATTACGACATCAAAGGTATTTTTACTCATTAATCCAGATTTTTTTGATACATCACCCAGAATATCTAATAACTTATTTACATTGTTTTGATTGCCTTGATTGTTTTTATCTTTAACTAAATCCATTATATAATAACAAATATTTTATTATTATGTAATATGTTTTACTCGAAAATTATTTCAAATACTTCTTCGATTCGTGATACTGGATAAAACTGAATATCTTTTAAAATGTCTTCATTCTTGTATTTATTTCGTAACTCTTCCGCATCTTTCTCATTTTCTTGAGGATAAATAAAATTCTTTACACCTGATTTAATAGACCCTAGTATTTTTAAATCCAATCCTCCTATCTCTGTTATTGAACCATCTAACATTATTTCACCAGTAAGTGCGAAATCGTGTTTGATTTTCTTATTATTCAGTAAACTATATATTGTTGTAGTTATACATGAGCCAGCACTAGGTCCGTTTTTTGGATCACTTGCTGCAGGCGTATGTAAATGAATCCCCCATTTATGTTCCGAATCATACTTTTTCATAATTTCTTTTCTACGTTTTTCATTCGTCATATTGTAAGCAATTGTTAATGCTACATTCATTGATTCTTGCATCACGTCGCCTTGCATTCCGGTTAATTTCAAATGTAAATATTTATCACAAGGATAAAATGACGCTTCAATGGGTAAGGTTCCTCCTTGTCCTACTGCGTTCGCCCACATACCATTTGCGTGTCCTATACGGTCATTTCCATTTATTTTTTTAATTCGTATTTCTTGCTTATCCTTGAAATATTTTGTCTTTATATCTTCAATAGTTACACTTATTGGATAATCATATGCAGATATATCTGATTTCAAAATATTCAAGTTAATTTCCCCTATTATGTCAAATAATTTTTCCTTTAATTTTCTTACACCGGGCTCTAAAGTATAATTTTCTATAATAAATTGTATTACATCATCTTCAAATAATATCATATCTGTTAACCCCATTTTATCATATATATCAGGTAACAAATGTTTTCGAACAATAACTATTTTTTCACTCAACGACAAATTACTGAACTGGATACGATGGATACGGTCCAATAATATTCTATCTATCAGCTCTGCATCATTATATGATAATACAAAGAGAACATTTGATAAATCCAGATTAATTCCATTAAAATACTTATCTTGGAAACTGTCATTTTGTGTAGGGTCAAGTAAATGAGTAAGTATCCCTATAATTTCTCTCCCATTTTCTGTTTTCGATATTTTATCCAATTCATCAATAAATATAATCGGGTTCATACATTTATTATCCATCAGTATTTGAACAATTGACCCCCACGATGACCCTACATATGTATAATTATGTCCGTGCAATGTACTTCCATTCGCATCACCTCCTATGGCTATCATTGAGAATGGACGACTTGCTCCGTTATCATCGATTAAACATTTCGATAATCCATATTTTGCCAACGATGTTTTACCTGTTCCTGGAGGTCCTTCAAATCCAAAACAATATCCAGTCTGTTTTCCGTTAATCCATTGACCAATAATTCGCTCTATTTGTATTTTTGCTTTGACGTGTCCATGAACAGACTGGTCTAAAATATCTTTTACATTACTCATATATTTTGATATTTTGTTCATTCTTTCAAAAATAGTTTCTATTTTTAGATAATAACTCAAATATTTATTTTGTTCAAAGGTTGCATTATATTTTTTTAACAATTCAATGTCACTTTTGTATATTTCCATATTTTTATTGAATGATGTTTTATAATATTTGATTGATTTTGATTGATTTTGAACATCTATTAATTCCGAACTATTATTATTGTATTTTTTCATAAATTCATTCAAATGTTTTATATTATTGATTATATCAGGTTTTTTTCCTGAAAACATATGAACGCTAATATTTTCATAATCATTCGCATCATGAGTATTTGTTAATATAAGTTTTTTAATTTCATTAGAGGTTTTTACTATTTCCAAACTGGTATATCTTTCTTTTTGTTCAAACGCAGACGATACTTTACTATTTGTCATATGGTTGATTACATCTTGTAAATCATTACTATTTGTTTTCATTAACTCCATTATAGGTTCTTTTTTTAATACACCAAATGGGATTTTCAATAAACCTTCTAGAAATTGTCTAGCTTTGGAACCAGAATCTTCTGACTTTGCTTTCACTTCTTTTAGTTTTACCATTGCTTTTTCTTTGACAATATCGTCAGACTTCATCAAACATATCTGTTGTTCCAATGGTATCTTGTTTGTATCATATGTCGATAATTCATTTGTATATTGTATCGTCTCTTTCATTGCCTCATTAAAATAAGACCGAATATTGTGGGAAAAACTGTTCAATAATAACATTTGTTCTTCTGTATCTATTTTGTTCTCAGTATCATTCGATAATAAATCGTAAAGTAAATAACACATATATTTACTTTCAGGATTATCTGAACTTGCCAGCAATTGTATCAAGGATTTTCGTTTGAAAAAAATATTTTGAGATAAAAAATCTTTTGTTATACATGATAATGTTTTTGACAACATTAATTTAGTATCACTGTTATATCCTATAAATAATTTATAAAAACCCTCAAAATTATAAATTAAATAATCTTTTAAAATACGGGACTTCACAAATCTATCAAATAATCCTCCATAAAATAAACTATTATCGGATGGAATATTTTTAGTTATTTTTAACTTCAGTGTATTTACATATGTTTCATTCAAAAAATCTATTAATATATCATCTACTATTCCGTATACGTATATATGTTTATTCAATCCTCTATGATGGAAATATAACTTCATGCCATGAATCTTCATATGGAACACTTTACACTCATTCAAAATATCAACACATTCTAAATTATCTTGATTTTTATCATCACTGGTAGAACTACTGGTTGTTTTACAATTAGTTTTATAACTAGTCGGGTGGAAATATTTTTTAAGTACTTCATATTTATATTCCTCTTCTTTATCTAGGTAAAGATTAGATGACCCAAAACATATACATAACAAGTCTTCCAAAGAACTTGTTCCATATGTTTTTAATAAATTTGACATATCGTTATTTATATTTTGTAAATCAGAAACGATATTATCCACTGCTATGACCCCTTTTTCGGTTTCTACATATAAATAATCTATCTTTTCTGATATTTTTTCCATAAGATTTACACATCGTTTAATGTCCATACTTCCGACTATTTCTAAAGTATGGTTTTTTACAATGTGAATATATGTCTTTTGTAATACATCTCTATAAAAAACAATCTTATTCTTTGTCATTTTCACCACAATATCTATATTGTGATTGTTTTCCGTTATGTTCAACACCATGTTGCTGATATATGTAAATATTATTTATATCAGGTTTTACCATATCGTTAATTATTTTAGAAATGGTATAAATAGTTTCGCATATATACATATATAATAATATTCGCAAACTACACTATACACCATGGGAATCCCTAGTTATTTTTCATACATCGTAAAAAATCACCCTGAAATCATAAAAAAAATAATTCATTCTAAACTTAATATTAATAACCTTTATATGGATTGTAATTCCATTATCTATGATGTCATCCATACAATCGACGACTCCAATCCATCTACTGAACAAATTATATCCAAGGTTATAGGAAAAATAGAAGAATATATTACTATTATAAACCCGAATAATAAAGTAATCTTAGCATTTGACGGGGTAGCCCCTGTAGCAAAATTAGAACAACAGAGAACCAGAAGATTCAGATCTAATTATCTGAAACAAGTCAATGAAAAAGTGTTTGATAAAAATCAGAAGTCATGGGACACTACCGCTATTACACCAGGAACTAATTTTATGAATGAATTAAATATTTCAATGAACACATATTTTAAAAACCATCAATCTAATATCGGGGAAATTATCATCAGTGGTTCAAATGAACCTGGAGAAGGGGAACATAAAATATTTCAATACATTCGTGACCATCCTACACAACATAAAAATGAAACCACCATTATATATGGGTTAGATGCGGATTTAATTATGTTGTCCATTAACCATTTACCTATTTCAAAACATATATATCTATTTCGTGAAACACCAGAGTTTATCAAGTCGATTGACAAGAATCTGGAACCGAATGAAAATTATTTATTAGATATCCCTGAACTCGCTTCCATTATTACAACAGATATGAACAACGGAAGTAAAATGACAAATATACAACAAAATAATCGTATTTATGATTATATATTCTTATGTTTTTTTTTAGGAAACGATTTTCTTCCTCACTTTCCTGCTGCTAATATTAGGACAGGCGGTATTGATAAATTATTAAATGCTTACAAGCATACTGTTGGTAAGTTGAATGAAAATCTAACGGATGGAACTAAAATCTACTGGAAAAATCTTCGTAAAATTGTATCATTTATGGCAGAAAATGAAGAACAATTTATTCAAACTGAAACCAAACTGAGAGATAAACGACAACACTATTTTTTTCCTACAGAAACCCCGCAACAAAAAATGGTAAAATTTGATGCGATTCCCACATATGAGCGCAAAAATGAAAAGTTTATTAATCCATTCAAAGAAGGATGGAGAGAGAGATATTACAAATCATTGTTTAATATAGATATTGATGATATGAGGACCAAACAGATATGTCTCAACTATATGCAAGGTTTAGAATGGACTATGAAATATTATACTACAGGTTGTGTTGACTGGCGATGGTGTTATCAGTATAATTATCCACCATTGTTTCAAGACCTAATTAAATATATGCCGTTTTTTGATACCGAGTTTGTTAAAGAAAATAGTCTCTTGTCAGTTCACCCATTAGTACAATTATCATATGTATTGCCAAGAAGTAGTTTAGATTTACTACCTAAAAAATTATATGACAATCTCATGATTGAGCATCAAGATAAATATCCGTCAGATTGCGAGTTTGTATGGTCATATTGTCGTTATTTCTGGGAATGTCATATTCAACTTCCGGAACTAGATATTAATGAGTTGGAGAAATATGTACATAAAATAATGTCAAAAAAATAAAGTATCCGTTTTTTTTTATCTTGTTAGTTTCAAAGGTGTAAATGAATAATACATATATTTCAATGTTACCAATTGACATCAGACGATATATTTACGAGTTTGTTCCGTTTGAAAAGTGTACTCATTGTGAGGGTACAATATCTTGTTATATACCAAGACATCTAGGTATATACTGTTCGAAATATTGTAGGATAAAAGAGAATATAACTGTTATCTTTTACATGAATAAGCATTGTATGCTCGTATTTTTTGTAACTAGTAAAAATATATTTATTTCGTTTGCTATCACATGTAGTTTTGGTATTTCAGTAGTAATGATATTACCTTTACTTATTATTATTGTCTACATCCTACGTATCAAAAAATATATTATTACAATTATTTGATTTTTTTACTCTGTGAAATATTATAAATTGATTTGATTAGTTTTTGATACGTAGTATGTAATATAATATATACAACATGTCATATGGATCTATTTATAAAATACCATTTCCTAATGGGAAACATTATATTGGTCTAACGACTACTTCATTAGAACAACGAACAAAAGAGCATAAAACAGGTGCAAAAAATGGTGATACGAGATGTCTATATAATGCTTTACGGAAATACTATATGGTAGATGCTTTGGAACTTGTAGAAATAGATACAGCAGATACAATGGACGAATTATGTGAAAAGGAAATACAATATATTCAAGAGTACAATTCATATTATATGAATGAAAATGGATATAATATGACGTATGGTGGAGAAGGGACAAATGGTTATGTTTTCACAGAAGAAGATAATCGCAAAAATAGTGAAAGAGGGAAAAAATATTGGGAAAACAATCCTGAGGCAAGAGAAAATATGAGTAAAATAAAGAAAAAATATTTCATAGATAATCCACAAGCAAGAGAAATTCATAGCGACCGACTAAAAAAATATTATGAAGAAACTCCAGGAGCAAGAGAAATTCTTAGCGACCGACTAAAAAAATATTATGAAGAAACACCAGGAGCAAGAGAAAAAAATAGTGAAAGACAGATAACGCGTTTTGAAAATCCAGAAGAAAGAAAAAAAATATCAGAATCGGCGAAAACACGTTTTGAAAATCCAGAAGAAAGAGAAAAACACTGCATAAGAATGAAAAAACGTTTTGTAGATAACCCAGAATTAAAAGAACAAATGAGTGAAGCGCAGAAAAAACGTTTTGTAGATAACCCAGAATTAAAAGAACAAATGAGTGAAAT